ATGCCTGAGCGGCTGGGGCGGCGAGGTGGGATCTGGATTTACGTGCGCCGGCGGCCGCCGGAATTCGCCGCGATCGAGCCGCGGGTCAATATCCGCATTTCGACCAGGATCAAGATCAAGGACGACAAGGCCGGCGTGAAGGCGGCTCGCGCGGCCCGGGTCATCGAGAGCGATTTGGAAGCCATTTGGCGCGCCAGGGCAGGGCAGGGAGCGCGTGATGCCGCGCTGGCGCTGGAGCATGCCCGGGCGCGGGCGCGCGCCCTGGAACTGTCCTATAAGCCGATCGAGGACGTGGTCCGGGAGTCGATTGAGGACATCCATCGACGCCTCGCCGCCATCGAGGTAGGCGATCGCCGGCATGATCCCGTCTCCGTGGCGGCTGCGATCGGCGGCGTGCCATTGCCAACCATCAAGCTGTCGAGCCTGGTCGACGAGCTGGAGATCGCCAAGAAGGCGTTGCTGTCGAAATATTCGGAAGGACAGCTCCGGAAGTGGCGCAACGGCAAGAAGCGCGCACTCGAGGTGCTGATCCGCGTCATCGGCGACAAGGCGATTGAGCGGATCTCGCGCGATGACGCGCTGCTCTATGTCGACCACTGGACTGAGCGCGTCGTCGATGGCGAGGTGCTGGCGACGACGGCGAACCGCAATCTCACACACATTACCGGGGCACTGTCCGCCGTAGCTCGCCGACATCGCCTGCCGCTCGACAAGGTCTTTCTAGGGCTGCGGCTCGAGGGGGCAAGGTCGCGGCCGCGGCCGCCGTTTTCATCCTGGTGGATCGTCAACCGTATCCTGGCGCCGGGCGCGCTTGATACGATGAATGCCGAGGAGCGTGCGGCGCTGCTTGTCATCATTAACACTGGCGCCAGGCCATCGGAGGTCATTAATCTGCGCGAGCCGCGGATTGTCCTGAATTCCAACATCCCGCATATTCAGGTGCGGCCCGATGCGCGGGTGCTCAAGACCGAGCACTCCTACCGCGACATTCCGCTGGTCGGCATCGCATTGGAGGCGATGCGGCAATTCCCGGACGGCTTTCCACGCTACCGCGATAATGGGGACGCCTTCTCAGCTGCAGTCAACAAATTCCTCGAGGAGCACAAGCTGCGCGAGAGCGAGCAGCATGTGCTTTATTCGCTGCGGCATAGCTTCAAGGACCGGCTCCGGGCTGCAGAAGCGCCCGATGAGCTGACCGACGAGCTGATGGGTCACGATACCCACAAGCCGAAATACGGCGACGGGCACGGGCTGGACCTGAAGTTGAAATACCTCGAGAAGATCGCGCTGGGGCCCGAAATGCAGGTGCAGGCGCCTCTGCAGTTGGTGAAGCAGGTGGTTGCCGCTAAGCGAAATACCTGCCTTTAAAAGCAAGTCATTTGCAAATGGTCTCATCTTCTTCCGATCCTGATTCCGCGACGGCGCAGAAAGAGGCCAAGCAATATTTCGACTTATTCGTCGCCGCTTTCGACGAACTCCATAGTGCGGTCATAAAGCAGGTGAACGCCCCGGGTCAGTACCTCTCGGCGCACCACGATTATCCTGTCATGTCTTTGCTCGACAGTGGCTTCCCGCGGTTTAGTGAGTCTGGCTTCTACGACAGCCGGTCTCCGCGAAACTACGTAGGTACGGTTCGGCCCGGTCTCGGCGGGCTTCTAAGTGGCTTGGCAAAGCCCTCAGTGGATTTGCCGAAGGGCAGTGAACTCGCATCATTTTTGCGAAGTCACGCTATCGGCAAGAGGCTTGGGGTGGGCTTGCTAGGAAACATTCGCATCGGCTCGCTCGTTGAGGATGCCGTGGAGCGATATCTGCATCTATACGGACTGACTGCCTCGATCGAAGCAAAGCGCCGGAATTCAATCATTCGATCCTTGGCTTTGGGAACGGTTTTTCGCACGCACAATCTTAGACTTGTAGTCCCGATCGCCATGACTCACTTCGAGGCGGATCGTTTTCCCCTCACCGATACCACCTACATCGCTCGAATTCCGCGCAAGTTGCAGTTAGCAAGAGCGAGAATGGGTACGCGTGGATCCGGCGCAGAAGTGATGGTTGTCGGGGCTGCCACCCACGCGTTTGTCTCGAATGGCTGGAGCATTGACGCCGACGACGTTGATGGCGTCCGTACCTCTTTGGGCCAACTGTCAACCAATGTCTTGGATGCTGCGGATACCTTTTTTGGCGCGCTTAGAGTGGCTACTGGCATCAGCACGGGGTACGCGCAAGTGCTATGGATTCCAAAGGGGTGGACGCTCGACTATTTTTGCGATCTCCCGCCGGTCTACGGAACCACTGTGCGCCGTTATCCTGGCGAATACGACAACTATGGATGGTCGAATTCAGGAGCCATCGTTACGGCTGCAGACCTGAAGGACGTACGCCGCATCTATAAGGCCGCCGCGAACAGCTCAAGCGAAGCGATTAGGCTAGCCTTGAAACGGTTGAGCGGATGTCTCACACGTACTGATGAGGCGGATGCCATTCTTGACGGCACGATCGGCCTAGAGCTGCTTCTTGGCGACGACGAAAATCAAGCCCTATCATACAAGCTTCGACTTCGCGCGGCCGCCCTGGCGATGTTGCAGGCTGACCCGGCTCATCCACCCGCAGAGATCGCCTCGAAGGTGAAGCAGCTCTATAAGGCTAGGTCGGTGATTGTCCACGGGAGGCGAATGAAAGCTTCTAAGAAAGCTTCCGAGCCATCCGACGCGAGCAGGTCGAGCGAGCGCTTGCTTGCTTCCGATCTGCTTCGATTTGTCCTCAATGTGCTCCTGGCCCACCCACAATATCAGGATGATCCCGCGAAAATCGATGCCGGCCTTCTTCTCAGAGGTGATGAGAGTGTTGGGCCTCCAATCGCGGCAAGATCAAAAAAAGACGGAGGAAGCCGGGGGACGGCTCCCAGGTTTGAGCGGGAAGTATAACTATAAAATCTGCTCGGCAGATCGCGCCAGGTGTGCCCTCGCGCGGCTGATTGGATCGTCTCGTCGGCGCGCCTCGATCTCCTGCTCGAGGCGATCAAGCAGCGGCGCATATTTCTCGCCATGCTCCAGGATGATCTCCGAGACCAGCGCGATGTCGGCGAGGAGTTGTGCCTCGGTGATCATGCCGGGCCATTCCGCGGCTTCTGGCACGTCTCGCCCTTGGCCGCGCCGCAGGCCTCGCAGCTGCCGTCGCTTGCAACGAGCTCGGTTTCGCAGCGGCGCGCCGGCGCCGGTCGAGTGCGACGCTCGATGATGTGAATACTGTCGAACATTCGCGCGACGATGGCCTCGCAATCGCTGAGGTCGAGGTGCCGCACGCCACGGGCAAGCAGGTCGCGTTGCAGGGCGCCGGCCATGATGATGCTGATGCCGCTCATGCGATCTTCATCCATCTCGCATCGCCAGCGCAGTGGGGGCAATAACCCGATGCGTTGGTCTGCGACGGCGTTGTCTTGCGGCCGCAGCCGCCGATGCAGGGCTGCGCGTCGGGGCAGTGTTCGTGCCCGATGCCGTGGCACCGGCACGTGGACGGGCAGAAGCGCATCGCCTTTTTCCGGCGCCAGGGCGTGCACTGGCACGGCTCGCCCTGCAAGCCCTTGTGAGGTCCTTGCTGGCCGGGCTTGCGGGTCCTCGTGATGGTGGGTGAAAGGGTAGCGAGGGGCGCTTCGGCGGCCACGTCCAGGACAAGCGCAAGACGCCTTGCGCTTCCGGGCGTGACGAGCACGGTCACCCGTTCGACGCGAGCCGTCAGAATGGGCGCTTTCATCAGACAGCCGCCCCGTTTTGCCTGGAATAGGCGAGGTTGCGGGCGGCATCGGCGTGCTCGAATACCTGGCTTTTGCGCCAGCCCATCCGCACCAGGTCGGGCAGGGCAGCGCCTTCGTTGCGGGTGGTGATGGTGATGAAGTCCTCGGCGAGCTGCGCAATGGCGGCCGCCCCCTCCAGGCTGGCGCGGGCCGCCGGCAAGGCCTGCGGCGCGATCAGGCTGGCTGTGCGCTCGCGCTCGATCTGCAGCGCCTCGGCGGCCGCGGCGGCATCCTGGCGGGCCTTGCGGTCGCGCAGCAGGGCGTCAAGCGTTGCCTGGCGATCGAGCCGCTTGCCGCGCATCACCGGTTCGGTCCGAGGGCAGCCCTTTGCGCGGACGTCGGCGAAACGGCCTTCGGCGCGGAGGTGCAAAAATCCGTGCAGCTTCAGCTGCAGGGCGAAATCGGCGGCGGACAGGTCTTTGGGCTTGGCTTGGGGCTTGGTGATGCGCGGCACGGCGGCGAGTCTCCCGTGGGTGTTTCACGGGAAACATATCGTCGGAAATTTCCGACCGTCAATCACAAATGTCGGAAGCTTCCGACTTTCGTAGCTATAGGTCCAAAATCGTCCGCTTCACGCGGCCGATTACCTCGAGGTCGCGCGGTTTGAAAAATACCGGCTTGTTGAGCGGATTGGTCGAGAAGGGCGCCAAATGCGGATTGGGGCCGCCCTGCCACATCTTGTAGGTGGTCTCGCCCTTCACCGAAAAGATGTAGCAGCGGCCGTTCACGAGCGAGCGCTCGGCCTTGTTGACCACAATGATCGAGCCCTCCGGCGAGTAGCGGTCCATCGAGTCGCCGTCGACGCTGAGGGCAAAGAACTCGCCGCGACCGAGGTCCGCAAAGGCCAGCAGCGGCACGTCATCAATAGGAATTTGGCTTGAAGGGCTGCGGAGCCGCCCGGCCGTGACGCGGTCGAGTAGCGGCACCATGACGAGTTTCGGCGCGCTCGAGCTGCTCCGTCGCGGGGGCGGGCCGACCAGGTCGGCGACCGTCCATTGCAGCGCGGCGGCCACGAGCGGCTGTTTGCCGGCGCTGAATGACTGCTTTTTGCCTTCCAAAAAATCACGGATGAAATTCCGTTCGAGTCCCGGAACGGTCTTGGCGGCCTCAATCGGGCTGAGGTCCAGCTCCGCAAGGCGCGCTCTAATCCGTTGTCTCAGCTCGTTTTTCTCCATGGCGGATTTATCCGACGCGCCTTGTCCAAAGGCGAATGGGATGTTTCCGACGGCGTAATCTTCACGAATCGGAAATTTCCGACTATTTGTCGAGTCATGGAGCAGGAGCTGATTCGCAACTTGACTGCCGTGGCCGAGGCCTTCCGGAAGGCTCGGCCGCTGGCTCTCGGCACGCTTGGCCGCATGGCAGCGGGCGATTGGCGCTTCTTCGATCATCTCGGCTCCAAGACCTTCACGGCGCGCAAGTACGACCAGGTGATGGCCTGGTTCTCCGGCAACTGGCCGGAGGGCGCGACTTGGCCTGAGAGCGTCGGCCGACCTGAGAGGGCTGTTCCATGACCAGGAACATGGCCCGTCGTTGCCGCGCTGATCGATGCCGCCCGCAGCTCGTGCGCGGCGATTTTTTCGACCTGTGGATAACCGAGTTTTCGCGAGGCGACGCTCGCATCGGAGCATCGCGCGCCGCCCCCTGTGGACGCGTGGGGAAAACCCACGCCGGGCCTGCATTTCAAGGGGGTTTCGCCAAGCCGGCGAGATGGGGAGGGGCCAATGTCAGACATCACCGCGCGCATCGCGGACCCTGAGGATCTGCGCGTCCTCGTCATGCTGGCAGCCGTACTGCTGGCCGGCGCGCTGCTCTGCGTCGGCGTGCTAGCGCGCCAGCTGCGGGATGAGCGGCGCTGCCGCGAAAGCGCGGACGGTTTCGGCCGGGTGCGCCTGTGAAAGCCGCCCGCGCCATTCTGTTCGGGCTCGACCGCCGCGTGATCGTCGGCGCCGTCCGCGTCGTCATCGCGGACGAGGCGCCGAAGGTCATCATGTGCGACGGCGAGCCATTCCTGCCGATGCCGGTGCCGCCGGGCTGGGACGCCAAGGCCGTGCTCGCTTACGGGCAGGAGCGCCCGTTTCGCGCCGACGAGGGGCTGCTCGAGGTTGCGGCCTCGCCGCGGGAGGTCGCGCCATGATCGTCTGGGCGCCCTGGCATCCGCGGCACGGCTATGACGTGCCGGACATCTGGGAAAACGAGCCGGTCGCGTTTGGCGATCTCACACCGCGCCTGCTCGCCATGGTGCGAGCGCTAAACGAGAACGACGGCACCAATAACCGCAACGGCTGGCGCGCGGTTAAGACCGTGCTCGTGAGGGCGCCATGATGCGGCTTCGCCAAGAGGCCTCGCCGGCACAAGCCGGCCGTGCCGTCATCACCGTCGACATGGTGGCGGCCGCCGCCGCCCGCGCGGCCGAGCAGGGCGAGGATCTCCGGCGCCGCACGCCGCACTACATCGCGCAGCATCTCGTCGTCTGGGACGTCGAGTGTCGCGGCCTCGACTACACCGGCGCCGTCTCGGCGGCGCAGCGCTGGCTGAGGGGGGGTGCGTCGTGAGCAAGGTCGCCGACATCGCTTCGAAGCGCGCCGAGCAGATCGCCAAGGATCAGCTGAAGTCGATCATTGAGCGGATCGAGCGGCTGCTCGAGGAGAAAAAGGCCATCAGCGACGACGTTCGCGATGTCTACGCCGAAGCCAAGGGCAACGGTTACGACACCGGCGCGCTCAAGGCGATCATCAAGATGCGGCAGCAGGACCCGATCGAGCGGCAAGCGTTCGAAACCATCCTGGAAACCTACATGCAGGCGCTGGGGATGCTGTGATGATGCAGGCGCCTGTCGTCATCACCGATGCGCGCGAGGTCGCGTTTGACGTCTCCGGCCTGCCGGATCTCGCCGGCACGCCATGGGCTCGGATCTGGCTGTCCTCGCGCGAGCCGGTCTGGACGCTGGTCGATGCCGAGGATGTGCCTTGGCTGATGCAATGGCAGTGGAACGTTTGGCATGCCGGCAAGAACCGCGGCGATAGCTGGATGCTCTATGCCAAGCGCAACGTCGGGCCGTCGCGCGCGACATTACGCATGCACCGCGAGCTGTCGATCAAGGACGAGCCCAACCTTTCCGAGACGTTCCTGCGCACGCATGTCGTTGACCACATCAACGGCCAGACGCTGGATAACCGCAAAGCCAACCGGCGCTGGCTGACCAAGCCGCACAACGCCGTCATCCGCCGCCCGCGCGGCACCGCGCCGAGCCTCGATGAGATCGTGCGCGAGCTGCTTGCCGGCCTCAAGGCGCGGCCGCAGCTGGAGGATATTCCCTTTGACTGAGCTGGTCCGATACGAGGCGGCCCGCCGGGCGCTGGCCGAGGCGGTTGCGGTCGACGAGGTCGCCGAGATCCGCAGCAAGGCCGAGGCGCTGCGTCACTACGCGCGCCAGGCGGGCGACAAGACGCTCGAGATCCAGTCGGCCCAGCTGCGCTTCCGGGCCGAGCGCAAGATGGGCGAGCTGCTCGCGGCCGCCAAGGAAGCCGGCCACATCAGCCGCGGCCAGCCGCCGAAGTGCGCGGAAAAGAATTGTTCCGATAGTGAACAATTCTCTGAGGAGCCGATCAGTCGCGTCACCCTCGAGCAAGCCGGCATCGACCGCAAGCTGTCGTCCCGGGCGCAAAAGCTTGCGGCGATGGATTTGGCGGAATTCGAGCAGGCCCTGGCCCGGCACAAAGCGGAGATGGAATCCGGCGCCGGCCGCGTCGCCATGGACCTGCTCAAGGTCGACGCCGAGGAACGGGGGCGAGTGCATCGCCGGGACCTCGCCGCGGCGCTGTCCTCGGCCTCCGCGGTCGCGCCGGATGGCCGGCTCTATCCGGCGCTACTGGCCGACCCGCCCTGGCGCCGCAAGGCCGGCATCGGCGATCGCGCCTATGAGAACCACTATCCGACCATGCCCTGGCCGGAGATCCTGGATTATCTCAAGCGCGCCGGCGAGGCCCTGCTGCCGGACAGCTGGGCGTGGATGTGGGTTCCGCGGGCGCATCTGCTCGCCAAGGTGCCATTCAAGACCGAGGTCGTGCTCGCCGACGGCGAGGTCGTGCTTGCAACCATCGACCTGCCGCTGGCCTATGCCTGCCAGCTCGCGCTCGGCATGGACGCCTATTCGACCTGCTACGTCTGGACCAAGACCGACGAGGAGCATCCCGACGTGAGCGGGACGGGCCTGCTTGTCTGGGACCAGGACGAGTTGCTGCTGCAGTTCAAGCGCGGCCGCGGACTGCCGAAGCCGGCGAGCGATGAAAAGTTCGGCTCCAATCACCGCGAACGTGCGACCGATCACTCGCGCAAGCCGGAGCATTACCGCAACATGATCCGCGCGATGGTCGGCTGCGACAGCGAGGGCGAGCCGCTGCCCGTGCTCGAGCTGTTCGCCCGCGTCGATGCCGAGCACCCGCTGCCGAAGAATTGGGGCGCATGGGGCAACCAGGCCGGAGTTTCGGCGCAAGGCGCCGAAATCTCCACCCCGACCGATGCGGGCGAAAGCCCGTCCTCGGCGGGTGCTTCAGACGCACGCCCAGCGCGTCAGACCGAGCGGCTGTGGGAACATCCGGCGATCCAGGGGCGGCACGCCGTCACCATGACGCGCGAATATCCCGACGACGAAATCCTGAGCGTTGCGACCTGCCAATGCGGCTGGTCGTTCCGCGCGGACGCGATGGCCGACGGCGCAGCGTTGCGTCACGACCCTGTCGACGAGCACTGGCGCGACGTGATCGCTCAACATGAATCCGCTCTCGCTGCTGAGTTGCCGGCGGGCGAGGGCGGGGTCGCCGTGGCGGACGCGTCGTCTGAAAGGGCCAGCCCCGCTGTGTCCGCCACGGTCGACCGCGCGCCCTATGACGCCGCCGACGTCGTCACCATCGACCAACTCGCTGGCTCTGAATGGCTGGCGCCGGCCGATCTCGACGCGCTGGAATTGCCAGAGCGCGAGCAGCTCAAGATCCTGTCCGACTTCTGCCATCCCAAGCGCGCGCTGTGCGACGTGCTCGGCCCGCACTGGCTGGCGCGCGAGATGGCCTATCAGGCCTCCGGACAATGGGCGCTGCGCGGCAAGGGCTGGGACCGCCTGCGCGAGCTGGACGCCGCAGAGGCCAAACCCGCGGCGCCGGCGCCGAAAGCCGTTCTGACCGAGCCCTACCGCGCGCCGCAACCGACCCTGTTCGATGTCGCTCGGCAGCTCGATGACGCCCCCGCACCCGAATTGGTCGACGGCGCGCTGCAGACCCGCCTGCCGGTCGATGACGATGAGCTCGCCGAGCAGCTCGCGCTGCTCGACATCGGCGCCGGCCGCGCGATTGAGCCCGAAATGCTGCGCCACCTGGTCGGCAAGGGCTTTGCGCATTGCGGACTGACCAAGGTTCTCGTCACCGACGACGGTCGCGCCTTCCTGGCGCAGCTGGTGTCGCCGGCATCCGTTCAACAGCAGGGGGCAGAAGCGTGAAGCAGAGCAAAATCATGTCGCTCATCGAGAGCGTCATCAACATCGCCGTGGGCTTCGTCATCAGCCTTGCGGCGCAGATGTACTTTCTGCCGCTGCTCGGCGTCAGCGTATCGTTCCGGCAAAACCTTCTTTTCGCGCTGATCATGACCGTGATTTCGATCGCGCGCTCATACCTGCTGCGGCGCGTGTTCGAGGCGCTGCATATCCGCAGGCCTCTGTCGCCGTTCATGCAGGCTGTCATCGCTGAGCGCTTCCGGCAGATCGAGCAGGAGGGTTGGTCGACCGCGCACGATGACGCGCATCCGGTTGGCGAGCTGGCGGCTGCCGGATCGGCTTACGCGATCATGCCAACCTGGCGCCGGCGCGCTGACGACGACTTTGGGCCAGAGCCGCCGATCGTATGGCCCTGGTCGCTTGATTGGTGGAAGCCGCAGGACAATCGGCGCGATCTGGTACGCGCCGCGGCGCTGGTGATTGCCGAGGGCGAAAAGTCCGACCGCAACCGGGGGCGAAAATGATCCGCGACCAGATTCTCATTGGCGCCGGCTTCATTGTGCTCTTTGCCGGCTTCATGCTCGGCTACAGCATTGCCTGGTGGCAGCGCGGCCGCGTCACCGAGCGCGTTGTCGCCGACGTCTCTGGTCCCGAGACCGCCATCGTCCTCGGCGACATCGAAGCGCGCGTGCGGAGGTCGCAGGCGTGAAGCACAAATGGAGCGAGAAAGTCCGCAGCGACGATGGCCATTCCTCTCGCAAGGTATGCGAGCGCGACGGCTGCGAGATCGTCTGCGTCTCGCGCCATGAAGCGGACCACCGCGGCTTTGCGCAGCACTGGAAGGAATGGTTCCGCGGCACCGAGCTGATCCAGCGCGGCGGCAACACGCCCGCGTGCGAAGCCGTCGAGGTCCCGGCATGAGCAAGCCGAGACCCTTGCCCTGGGACGATGCCGAGGAGGATCATCTGCTGTTCCTGCGCGATCGTGAAAAGCTGCGCTTCAATGTGATCGGGCCGCGCCTCGGCCGTTCGCCGGAGGCGTGCGAGGTCCGCTATTACACCAAGCTGTTCGCCGTCAACGCGGCCAACCACTACGGCAAGGAACGCAGCGGCGGCCGTCCGGTCGGCGGCGGCAAGCCGCGGCCAAGGCCGGCGGCGAAGCCCGCTAAGCCCGTCGAGATGAAGGTGCCGCCGCCGGCCGAGCATGGCGGCTATCGCGCCGTCGACCTCGACGCCTTGCGCGAGCGCGCCGAGTTGCTCTTGCGCATCGCCGAGCGCGGCCTCACGGGCGGTGTGCTCGGCGACCCGCCGCCTGGCCGCTCCGCGCTCGACGAGCGCACTAGGGCCGCTGCGGCGGCCGCACGTTCCGGTCGCGAGGGCTCCGATGTCCGCTGACCTCATCCTCACCACGCTCGCCGCCGGCGGCAAGCCTGCCACCAAGCTGGCAAACGTCATCCAGCAGCTGGTGATCGAGGCCGGCAAGCTCGGCGAGCTGGAGATCGCGAAATACGTCCGGTCGACCAACCAGCTGCTGACCGATGACGAGGCCGACGCCATGGCGCCAGAGCAGCTCGCCGTGGTCCGCGACCACCTCGTGACGGTGAAGCGCTTCCCGGCCGTCTGGCTTGTCCGTCTCGGCGATGCGATCGAGCGCGGCCTGTTCTGGAACTATTCCGACGAGCGCATCGTGCAGATCATGCTGATCGGGCCGCGATAGCAAAACCAATTCTGTGCAGTTGCTTACCGCGTCCAGTTGACTCGAATTCTCAAGAAAGCATCACGTGTCTAATCCTCGTCTGTCGATCATTCCCGCGGGGGCGGTGACTGATCGCTCGCTCGAGCCGCGCGACTTGCAAACGCTGTGTCTGCTCGGCCGTCATATCGATCGTGCCGGCTGGTGCACGCGCAGCCAGGTCCGCATGGCGGCCGAGCTGGGCTGTGGCCGCGCCACGCTGCAGCGCTCGCTCGATCGGCTCTATGAGGCCGGCTGGGTGGAAAAGAAGCGCCGCGACGTCTGGCGGCCGGAAGATTCCGCACCATCGTCGAGCTATGCGTATCGCGTGAAGCTCGACCGGGATGATTTTGACCTGAAAAGCCTCGCGCGCGAGGCCGATGACGGCGACGAGGAGAGCCATGCAGAAAGCGCGGAAGTACCGGAAAACGGGGAGGGGGTGCCCGCTGGTGGGCAGGGGTGCCCGCCCATGGGCAGGGGTGCCCATCCTAGCGCGGGCACGGGTGCCCACACATACGCGGGCACCAATAACGACCCTTTAGAACGACCCCTCAAAACGATTGAGAGAGATGCGGGCGCGCGCGCGCGGGATCGCAAGGAACGCTTCAAGGCCGAGTTCCGCAAGCGGTGGCCGACCGCGGTCGCCGACGATCGCAATCGAACCGACTACGCGGCCGATGCGCTGACGGCGGACGAGGAGAAAGCAGCGCTCGACGGCATCGATCCGTTCCTCGAGGAGCTGAAGCGTGCGGGACGCAAGGTCGTTCCGGCCGGCTGGCGCTACCTGGAGGAAAAACGCTGGACGCTCTTGCGGCAGGCCGAGGGCTCGACGGATGGCGTCTCATCGTCGATGGCGATCGAGGAAGGTTCGGAAGCTGGTCGAGCGATTACTGTGCTCTACGCGGTAGCGAAGACGCGGCCGTTCGTCAGCCATGGGCGGCTGATTTATCCCGGCGCCGTCACGCCGCAGATCCTGGCGTTCGCAGCCGTGGCCGACAAGTCGGCTTGGCGTTGGATCACCGATCGGCAGCAGATCGCAGCGTGGCAGGCATTCCTTGCCGCGCACGTCCTCAAGGGAAGGCCCGAGCTGCTCGAAAAGCGCGGCGAGGAAATGGGCTTCTGCGCGCCCGGCCCATGGCCGCCGCGCAAGGACGGCGGCTGGCCAGAATCGGCAGCCGCGCAAGCATCACCGGACGCATCACAGGCAGGGGAGAACCAATGAACATGCACTACGAGATCGGGCAGTTTGTCGGCTATGAGCCGATCGCCGAGCCTGTCGCCGTGCCCGTCACTCCGGCGCGCTGGTGCATACTGAGCGTTACGCCTGGCCGCGACGCCCGTGTCGCCCGTCGCCTTTTGGATCGTGGCATCTGCGCCTATTCGCCGACCATCGTGCGCTACGTCGACCGGCGTACCAAGATCGAGAGCCGCAAGCCCCATCTCGGCAAGCGCGTCGAGCGGCCGTTTCTGGCGGGCATGATCTTCGTGCCCGAATTCGACGCGCGCAACCCGGCGATCAAGCGGATCGACGACGTCGGCGAATGGCTGACGATCGATGAGGACGAAGGCCCGCGCTTCGCTTCGCTCACGCCTGCGGATATGGCCGTCGTGCGCGGCCTTGTGGCTGCCGAGAATGCGCCCTTTGGCATGCGCGATTATGCCTTGCAGCAGATGGTGCAGATCGTCGCTGGGCCGCTCGCTGGCTTCGTTGCGCAGGTGCGGCGGCTTGACTCCCATAGCCGACTCACCGTCTTTGTCGACGCACTGCGCGGCGCCTCGGTCCAGTTGTCCGAGACGCAGGTCGAGCCGGTCCCTGCAGGCAGTCCTGTAGCCACGGCTCGCCGTCAGAAGCGAAAACGCTCTGAGCGCAACTGACTTCAGGTCAGTGTGCGAAGCATTCGGAAAAAAGCGATTCATACGAAACAAGCCCGGTCCATCGCGCCGGGCTTTCGCATGTCTAGGGTGCAGCGATGCTTCGCCGTCTCTGCGTGTAAGGGCACCTCGACCGACGCCGGCTGTAGCAATGCAGCTTCCATTTGCCTAAGGGTGTGCGGTAGCGCGCCTGTTGCGTTGCCGCTGCCCTCCTTGGGCGTTTCCTCCCCTAGACTTGGCGCGTTGCCAAAGGCCGACCATTCCCTGCGGTATGGTCGGCCTTTCCTTTTGTAGATGCCGTCACGTCCTCAACAGTTTCGCTCTCGACCTGCGCTGACACGCGCAGAGCAGAACGCTGCGGTTGACGCGGAGCGTGGCTCGGCGCGTGAGCGTGGCTACACCGGGCAGTGGGACCGTGCATCACGGCTGTTCCGGCTGCATCATCCGCTCTGCAGGGGGTGCGAGGCTGTGGGTCTGGTGACGCCGAGCGAGGTCACGGATCACGTCGAGCCGCACAAGGGCGATCAGGCCATGTTCTGGAACAGAGCCATGTGGCAGCCCGCATGTGCGTGGCACCATGACGTCATCAAGCAGAAGCTCGAGTTGATGTTTGCCAAGGGCGAGGTCGCGGTTGCTGACCTCTGGCTCGACAGCGCTGTCGCTGTTCGCCTCACGCTCGTCGAGCTTCCGATCGACCTAGGGGTGGGGGGTGGGTCAAAAGTCCAGCGACCCCACTCCGGGACCGGCTGCCTAGTCGGGCATTTTTTGCCGCAAAATTCCTGAGAATTATTTTTTTATGGGTCGTCATCGCGACAATCCGGCCGATCAGGCTGCCAAGGGCTATCCTGGCAAGCGAAAGAGCAAAACCGAGAAGGCGATCGCTGAGGCCGAGCGCCTGGCCGGCCTGCTGGTCGCGGTGCGGACGCAGACGCCGTCCGAGAACAAGCCGGGCTATCTGCAGGACCTGCGGCTGAAGGCGGCGAGCGTCATGTGGGACGATTACGCGCCGCGGCTCGACCGGTTGCACCTGCTGTCGCAGCTCGATCTGCACCTGTTCGCGATGTTCTGCATCTACGCCGCCGAATTCGTCGCCGCGAACGAGGAGATCCTGACCAAGGGCTATTCGGTCATGGTCAAGACGATCTCCGGCGACAAGATGCCCCGGGAAAACCCGGCCGTGGCGCGCCGCGACTATGCGGCCAAGATGACGATCGACCTGTCGAGCAAATTCGGCCTGTCGCCGCAGGATCGCCATCGGCTGCTCGCCGCCGGCGCGATGCATTTCGACGATGACACGCTGTTCGGCCGCGCCGTGCAGCGTCCCGCCGCGGCGCCGGCGGCCGATGAGGATGCTGCGGAGGGCAGCGCGCCGGCCGTGGAGCCGATCCCGGCGCCGGTCGCGGAAGGGTCCGCGATCGGCTCGCTCTCCGCGTTCGACTCGGTCCCGCCAGGCACGAAGCCAAACTGACGATGCATGCAGGACTCAAAGCTGCAGACGGAAACGTCCGCGCTGGCGATCGCGGCGGTCGCAGGGCCGCGGCTCTATCCGGAACCGGAATGGCTGACGCACGCGGTCGAGGAGCTGGGTTATTCGTGGGCGCGGATTGCCTGGCAGCGCGCGGCGGCGGTGCCGGGCGCATGGTTCGATGCGACCAAGGCGCAAGCCGTCGTCGACCGCTGGCCGACCTGGTTCAAGCTGACCGTCGGTCGCTTTGCGGGCCTTCCGTTCCGGCTGTCGCCATGGCAGGACATCATCGTCCGGCTGCTGATCGGCTGGAAGGCGCCGACCGAGATCCTCGATCCGGAGACGCTGCAGCCGACGCAAGTTCACGTCCGGCTGTTCTGCGAGTTGCGGCTGTGGGTGCCGCGCAAGAACGGCAAGAGCGAGTTTCTTGCCGCCCTGGCGCTGCTATTCTGGGCGATCGAGGGCCAGCGCCGCGGCGCTGGCTTCTGCTTTGCGCACGACGAGAGCCAAGCGCGCGAAGTCTTCGACAAGATGGGCGACATGATCGGCTATGCGCCGGGTGTCTTCCGTTCGCCGACCACGGGCGAGTCGATCAAGGTGTTCGCCAAGCAGCTCTGGAATGCGGAGCTGCGCTCGGCGTTCCGGCTGATGCCTGGCAAGGCCAAGGGCAAGCACGGGCGCGCGCCGTTCGTCACGGTCGGCGACGAGATGCACGAATGGGTGTCGACCGAGCTGGCCGACACGCTGCGCCAGGGCGAGGGCGCTTCGCTGCAGCCGATGCGACTCTATGCCTCGACCGCGGGCCTGAAGTCGCAAAAGACCGGCTTCAAGCTGTGGGAGGAGTCGCAGAAGATCCTCGACGGACGGATCGACGATCCGACGACGCTGGTTGTGATCTTTGCGGCGGACGAGGACGCCGACTGGCGCGATCCGAAGGCGCACGCGGCGGCCAATCCGTCGCTCGGCCTGTCGCCGACAAAGGCCTTTCTCGCGCGCGAGATCTCCAAGGCCGTGACGCCGGCGGGCGAGGCTGCGTTCCGGCGCTACCATCTCAACCAGTGGGTCGAGGACTTTGCTCGCTGGATCTCGGTGCGCAAATGGGATGCGGCGACGCAGGACTCGAGCGCGTGGAAAACGCTGTACGAGTCGCTCAAGGGCCGCGAGTGCATCCTCAGTTTCGACTCCACGAAGTCTTTCGACCTGGCGTCGCTGTGCCTGCGCTTCCCGCCGGTCGAGACAGGCGAGCGGACCAAGTTCGTCTGGCGGTTCTGGCTGCCGACCGACACGATCGAGGCGCGGACCAAGGCCGAGCGCACGCCGTTCGATCAATGGGCGACCGCCGGCGCGATCACGCCAATTCCAGGTGGGGTTTTCGAGCTGGACTATGCGATTGCGGCGGCGCTGCGGGCCTGCGCCGATTTCCGTGTCACCAAGATCGGCTGGGACTCCTGGAACGCGCTCGAGTTCTACAATCGCATGGTGAAGGCCGGTCAGCCAGAGGATCTCTTTGTCGAGATGCGTTTCGGCACCAAGTCGCTGGGGCAGGGCACCAAGGAATTCGAGCGCAAGGTGTTCGGCGGCGAGATGGATCACGGCGGACATCCGGTCGCGCGCTGGATGATCGGGCACTGCAACGTGCGCTTTGACGAAAACATGAACTACGTGCCGGCAAAAAAGCGGTCCGAGGACTCGATCGACGGCATCGTCGCCGCGGTCATGACCGAGGCGATCGCGATGGCGCCGGCGGCACCTGTTGCGGGGCTGGTTTTGCTATGAGCTGGATCTCTGACGTCCTCGGCACCTCCACGCCCGCGATCCGCGTTCCGGACGATTTCGAGCCGCCGAAGAATGCGCAGATGGTGCCGCTGACCGAGATCGTGCGCGGCTCGCAGGCGTGGGGCGACCTGTTCGGCCCGAATTTCGGCGGCGGACTGCCGGCGCTGACCGAGTACTCCGCGGCGACGGTGACGGCGATCTATGCCTGCTGGTCGCTGATCTCCGGCGCGATCCAGACGCTGCCCGTCAACATGATGAACGTCGACATTCCGACCGGAGAGCGGTCCCGGATATTCGACGATCCGCTGCTGTGGGTGCTCAATGAGGAGATGTCGGTTCGCTGGCCGGCGCCGATCGGTTGGGAGTTCCTGACCAAGTCGATCCTCGCCGAGGGCGATGCTTTTGCGGTCATCCGTCGCGACCGCATGTTCAAGCCAGTTGGACTCGAGCCGGTGCATCCGCTGCGCGTCATGAACGGCATCGTCCCGGAAACCGGCCGGATGGTGTACCGGATCGCGCCTGAGTACCTCGCCAACGGCCAGGTGATCGGTCAGACCCGCGATTTCGACCAGGACGACATCATCCACATTCCCGGCTTCGGCTTTGATGGTTTGCGCGGCATGACGCCGCTGCGGTACTCGCTGCGCAATGCCGGCGGCGTTGCGATCGCCGCGCAGGAATATGCGGCGCGGTTCTTCACCAACGGCGCGCGGCCCGACTACGCGCTATCGACCGACCAGCAGCTCGGCGAGCCGAAGATCAAGGAACTGCAGGGCCTGATCGACGAGCGCCATCGCTCGACCGAGAACGCGCATCGCCCGATGCTGCTGCACTCCGGCCTCAAGCTAACCAGCCTGCAGCTGTCCGCGAGCGACATGCAGCTGCTCGGGCAGCGGCAATTCCAGATCGAGGAGATTGCGCGCGCCTATGGTGTTCCGCCCTTCATGATTGGTCACAACGAAAAGACCACGTCCTGGGGCTCCGGCGTCGAGGCGATGTCGATCGGGTTCGTGCGCTACACGCTGCGGCCGTACCTCAACAAGATTGAGCGCGAGCTGGACCGCAAGCTGTTCCGGACGCGCTCGCGCGTGACGGTGTTCGATACCTCCGACCTTGAGCAGGCCGACACCAAGACGCTGTACGAATCCTTGCGCTCTGCGGTTGGCCGCGCCGGCGAACCGCGCATCATGACGCCGGACGAGGCCCGCGCGCGCATCCGCCTGCCGAAAAAGGGCGGCGAGGCCGACAAGCTCGGCGTCAATGTCGGCCTTGTGCCGGCGGCGAAGGATCAGGGCTCAACCGAACCAAAGGACGCTGCAGCATGAAAGACCGTCGTCTCCTCAACCTGTTCGCGGCCAACGCCAAGCGCGGCAGCTTCCGTGCGGACGCAGCTAGCAACACGATCGAGCTCTATGACCTGATCGTATCGAGCGAGATCGAGGCCGAATGGTTCGGCGGCGTCTCGCTGGAGGGGTTCGCCAAGACGCTGCGCGGCATGTCCGGCACGGTGCATCTGCGTATCAATTCGCCGGGCGGCGACGTGTTCGCGGGGGTCGGCATCGCGCAGCTGATGCGCGAGTATGATGGCGAGATCATCGCCCATGTCGACGGCTACGCCGCGTCCGCCGCCTCGGTCGTCGCGATCGCGGCGACCAAGGTGGTGATGGCGCCGGCGTCGATGATGATGATCCACAAGGCGTGGACATGGGGCATCGGCAACTCGGACGATCTGATGGCGACCGCCGAGCTGCTCGAAAAGATCGACGGCCAGCTCGCCGACACCTACGCCGCGCGTGGCAGCAAGGACGCCGCGGCCTTCATGCAGCTGATGGCGGCCGAAACCTGGCTGACCCCGCAAGAGGCGATCGATTGCGGCCTCGCCGACGAAATGGCTGGCGACAAGGATAAGTCCGAGGCGAACGCGCGGGCGCGCTGGGATGTCTCGGCATTCGAGCGCGCGCCGTCGCCGCCGGAGCCTGAGGGCGCGTCCGTCGCCGACAAGATCCGGGCCGCGGTCGATGCCGCACTCGCCGCACGCGACCGGCAGGATCTCGAAAAGGCCGCGGCCATCGCGGCCGCCGAACATGAGCGGGGGCAGCGCCAGCGTCGCGCCCATCTGCTCGCCCGAACTGCCTAAGCGCGCCGCGCCGAGCAGGACAAGCGCCGCGGTCGTTCGGGCCGAGGCGGTCTCTAGCCATGTCAGAAAGGACATAGAATGGCTTCACTTCAGGAACTGAGAGCGCAGGGCGCGGCCATCGTGGTCGCGATGCAGGCGATGGCGGACAAGCCCGCCGACAAGTGGAACAGGGACGTCGACGGCGCCGAGTGGGACAAGCTCGACGCGCAGCTCGTCGAGATCCAGGCCAACATCAAGCGCCAGGAGCGCGTGATTCAGGCGGCGGCCGACAATCTGCAGCGCGACCTGGTCGTCGATGCGGCGCTGCGCGTCGGGCAGGATCAGAAGTCCGAGGCGTCGCTGCTGTTCGCCAAGTGGGTTCGCGGCGGCGATGCTGTGATGTCGGCCGAGGACTGGACCAAGATCCGCGCAACGATGTCGACCACGACCAACAGCCAGGGCGGTTACACCGTCCAGACCGAGGTCCAGAAGACGGTGCTCGATGCGCTCAAGGCCTATGGCGGCATGCGCGCGGTCGCGACCGTGATCCAGACGTCGCAGGGCAACCCGATGAACTACCCGACCTCGGACGGCACTTCCGAGACCGGCGAAATCATCGCACAGAACACGACGGCGACGGCGGCGGACCCGTCGTTCGGCATGGTCGCGCTGAATGTCTACAAGTTCTCGTCCAAGATCATCGCCGTCCCGTTTGAGCTGCTGCAGGACAGCGAAGTCGACATTGAGGCGTTTGTGATCAAGCGCTGCACGACCCGTCTCGGCCGCATCACCAACACCAAGTTCACCGTGGGTGCGGGCGATGGGTCGAGCGAGCCGAACGGTATCGTCACGGCGGCCTCGACCGGGGTGACCGCCGGCAACGGCACCAGCCAGGTCACGGCGGTCGTCTATGACAGCCTGATCGACATGCAGCATTCCGTCGATCCGGCCTATCGCGAGACCGGCGAGTGCAAATGGATGATGCATGACTCCAGCGTCAAGGTGATCCGCAAGATCAAGGACGGCCAGTCGCGGCCGATCTTCGTGCCGGGCTGGGATTTCGCGATCCCGACCGGCGGCAAGGCCGGCAAGATCCCGGATTCGCTTCTCGGCGACCCGATCCAGGTCAACCAGGACATGGCGGTGATGGCCGCGAGCGCCAAGTCGATCGCTTACGGCAAGCTCAATGAGTACACGATCCGCGACGTGATGGACGTGACCATGTTCCGCTTTACGGACTCTGCCTACACCAAGCTCGGCCAGGTCGGTTTCCTCGCCTGGCTGCGCTCCGGCGGCAACTTGATCGACGTCGGCGGCGCGGTGAAGCTGTTCGTCAACGCGGCGTCCTGATCGCCTTCAGGGCGCGATGGGGGAGAGGGGCCGGGACAGTTTCCCGGCCCTTTTTATGTAAGGCCCATTTTCCCAGCCAAGGGTGAGACCCCATGAAAGTTGTGATGTTAGCCCACCATACGACCGCGGAAGGCGTCGAGCTGCGCCCCGGCGACCTGCACGATGGTTTCGATGATGCCGAGGCCGCGCGTCAGATCCAGATTGGCGGCGCGCGGCGTCCCACCAAGGACGATGAACTGCGCTTCGAAGCGGCCGATCGCGAGAGAGCGCGCGTGAATGTCCGTGCGCAGCTCGAGTCCGCGACCGTCGACGAGCTGAAGGCCGGCGCCGAGCAGCGTGGCATCGACCTGAAGGGTGCGACCAAGAAAGCCGAGATCATCACGGCGATCGTTGCCTGGATGAATGAGCGTGAAGCGGCCGAGCGCGAAGCCGCTGAGGCCGCTGCCAAGGCGCAGAAGTAAAGACGTCCGGCCGCCGTCGAGGATATTGCCATGTTTCGCAACAACGACATCAGCGATGGCGGCCGTGCGGTTTTGATCGAGCCGCCGACCGACGAGGTGATCACGCTGGCCGATTGCAAGGCGATGCTTGGCATCACCGGCACGGATCAGGACATCAGCATCCAGGCAGCGATCTATGCGGCGGTCGACAATCTCGATGCGGCCTCCGGCTGGCTCGGGCGCGCGCTGCGCGAGCAGACCTGGGAGCTGCAGCTGCGCTCCTTCGACGACCGGCGCCGCAAGGTTGCGCCCTACAACAATCCTCTGGCGATCCCGCTGCCCTATGCGCCGCTGCTGACGGTTGTCTCGGTCAAGTATTTCGATGTGGCCGGCGTCGATCAACCGCTGGTGCTGGGCGCCGGCTATCGCATTCTCGGCCTGGGCGCCCCGCTTGAGCGCCAGGCGATCGCGCCGGTCTATCAGGGCAGCTGGCCGGCGGCGCGCGTCGATGATGCCTCGGTCCGAATCCGCTTTACGTGTGGCTATGACGAGGTCCAGAACTTCATGCCGCGGCAATTGAAGCAGGCGGTCTGTCTGGCAGTGCGCGATCTGTTGCCCCTCATGACGCGTGACCAGACGGTGCTCGAGGAGCGCGTCGAGGGCATCGGCTCGACGCGCTATCAGAACAATCCCGAATTCGCCGCGGTGACGTGCAACGCGATCGCCGGGCTCCTCTCCAACCTGTCGCTCTACTGATGCCCGTCCGAACCTTCGTCCTGTCGCAGGGCCTCGTCCGCGCCGTCTGGCCGGCAAAGTTGGCCGATGAAACCGTCGACTACGCCGTCGACTGGACCGCACGCCTGGCAGCCGGCGACGCGATCGGGGCCTCGACGTTCGAATTGCCGAAAGGGCTGGTCTCGCCCAAGGCCAGCAATACCGACAAGGTGGCAACCGTCTGGATCTCCGGCGGCGCGGCAGGGCAGGCCTATGAGATCGTCAACCGCGTCACCACGGCCAAGGGCGCCGAGCTCGCGCAGGCAATCCGCCTGCGGGTCAAGACGCGCTGATGTGGTCGACGTCACCGCGCTCGTCCTAGTCGCCCATCGCCGCCTGCGGTTGCGGCGGCTGCTGGTCGCGATCGAGCGCAATCCGTCAATCCTGGAGGCTATCGACATGAACCGTTCCATTGGCCGGCCGATCGAGCTGGCGGGCTTTGCCGGGCGCCTGGCGCGCGCGGAGAAGACCGAGGCCGCGCTCGCCGTCACCGGCGGCCGTTACGACACCGTGCTCGACGACATCGACGACCAGCACGAAGCGCTGAAAGCGCATGTCGGCTCGCTCGAGCAAACTCGTTCGGCGCTCGACCAGGTCATTGCCCGCATGGCGCCGGGGAGCAATGGCGGCCCAAACGATGGCCAAGAATCCTCGAGCGCCTCCTCGACCGGCTTGACCGGCGAGCGGGGCGCCGAGCTTCTGGTCGGCCAGGTCATCACCTCGCGGACTGAGGGTTGACCGTGCTGGATGCCGCCGGTGCCATCGCGCAGCTCGACAGGTTCCTCGCGGCCAGGGGCAGCGGCGACATCGTCCTCACGCGCGAGGATGACGACGGCAATGTCATCGCAACCGTCACCTGCCGCGCCCGGGTTGATCGCACCAAGGCCGACGATGCGCCGGCCGGCATCAAGCCGAGCGGTTTCAACTTGATCATTTCACCGACGCCGTTGCTGGCCGCGGGCTGGCCGGACGGCGATCCTGCCAACATCGTCCCGATCGAGAATGCCGGCGACAAGGTCGCGCTTGACGGCGACGGCCGCCGGCAGACCGTGGTGTGGTGCGATCCGAAGATGATCGCCGGCCGCGTGGTGCGGATCGATATGAGGATCTCCGGCTGATGGCGTTCACCGACCCTGCCGCTGACATTCGAGCAGCGATCGAGGCGAAGCTGAAGGCGACGCCGGCGGTTGCCGACCTCGTCGGCGATCGCATCTTTGATCGCGTGCCGGCCAAGCCTGAGTTTCCGCTGGTGACGATCGGCAACATGCAGGTGATCCCGGAATCGGCCGACGGCGTCGATGCCGCCGAGACCGCCGTCACCATCCACGTCTGGGACCAGTTCAAGCAGGCCGACAAGTCGCGCAAGGTTGGCGGTGCCGTCGTCTCGGCGCTGCACGACGAGGAGCTGCGGACCGACAGCGGCAGCGCGCAGTCGGTGCTGCTCGAAAGCGCGAGCTATCTGCGCGATCCCGACGGCGTCACTAACCACGCCGTGCTGACCTTCGGCATCCTGACCGATGCCAACTCACTCTGATCTCGTTCCTCCCGTGTTCCTTTCAACCTCATAGCAGGAGCTGCCATGACCTCCCTCAACACCATCGTGCGTGCCTCAATTGCGGCCGTGAACAAGAAAACCCTCGACGGCCGCGATGTCGTCGACCGCATGCCTGATGCTGCCGACGTTCAGCTCGGTAGCGGCACCGGCTACGGCAAAGCCGATATCGCCTTCAAGGACAAGCGTACACTTTCGGCCTCCACCAGCGAGAACATAGATCTGGCTGGTTCGCTCAGCGATGCGTTCGGCCAGACCATCACTGCGGCCAAGGTCAAGGCGATCCTGATCGAGAATCCGGAGGCTTCGACCTCGAACCTCAGCGTCGGCGGCGCGGCGTCCAACGCTTTCGTCGGACCGTTCGCCGATGCGACTGACATCATCGTCCTGAAGCCAGGCGACCGCTTCGTCGCGGTCAGCCGCACCGGCTGGACCGTGACGGCCGGCACCGGCGACATTCTCAAGGTTGCCAACGGCGCCGGCGGCAGCGTCGATTACGACATCGAGCTCATCATGGCGTCGGCCTAAAAAAGGCGGCCACCACCTGAGGCAATTGGAGCGGCGCGCGCCATGGGCAACAACGCCAGCGTCAAGCAGTTCAAGACCGACATGCTGTCGCTGAAAAACCAGATGGCGAAGAATTTCCGCAATGAGTTCCTGGCGCAGGCCGAGGAGCTCAAGGGGAATATTCAGGCTGCGATCGAGCACAGCATCACGGGACATCTTCGGGACTCCGTGCGGGTCAAAGACGTCTCGACCGACACCAAGCCCTCCGTCCTGGTCATTGCCGGCGGATCGCTGACCACCAAGCGCACGCAGGCGGGTGTATTCGATTACTCGCTTGCCGAGGAGTTCGGCACAGTCAAGCAAGAGCCGGCGCCGTTCTTTTACCCGACTGTTCGCGGTTACAAGAATGCGTATCGTCAAGGCGTACGTGAGACGTTCGAGCAGACGTTGGCCGAGAGCAACAAAACCCGTGCGATCCGCTCCGCGGGCAACTCTGGCGCCTACCGCGGCGCGCTGACGGTTCGCCGTTAACAATCCGACACCTTCCGCAACCCCACAGGAGATCGCTGTCATGGCGCAGGCTCAGACGCTCAAATATTCCACCTTCCTGATCCAGATCGGCAGCGGATCGCCGGTCGTCTATGCGTCGCCTTGCGGGCTGAATTCGAAGGGCTTCTCGCGGACGGCGGCGACCAACGATACCAACGTCCCGGACTGCGACGAGCCCGACGCGCCGTCCTGGCTCGAGCGCGACGTCGTCTCGCTGTCGGGGCAGATGTCCGGTAGCGGCGTCGTCGCCGACGAGGATTTCGACGTCTGGAACGACTGGTTCGAATCCGGTGCATCCAAGCCGGTCCAGGTCAAGCTCGGCACGCGCACCTGGCAGGGCAACGCGATCCTGTCCAAGCTGGACGTCACCGGCCAGCGCGGCCAGCGCGTGCAGTTCTCCGCCACCATCGACAGCGACGGCGAGATCGTCAAGCTGTGAGCGAGGTCGAGCTGATCTGGGGCAGCGGGCTGCAGGCCTTCAAGTTCGGGCTGGGGCAGTTCCGTGCGCTCCAGGAGAACGTCAACCGGCGGCGCCTCGCCATCGGCGCGCCGCTGGTCGGTCCGATGGATCTGGTCGAGCAGCTCCGGGCCAAGAACGTCTGGCCCGACGATCTGCGCGACATCCTGCGGCTCGGCTTGATCGGCGGCGGCATGGCGCCGCGCGATGCGCATCTCGAGCTGGTGCAGCATTTCGACGACAAGCCGCCGTTGCCGCACATGATGCCGGCCTTGACCGTGCTGATGGCCGGCCTGGTCGGGCCGCCGGAAGCGGCGCCCGGTGACGACGCAAAAAAAAAGAAGCCGGCGAGCGCGAAGGCGGCCCCGTCGACTTCGCCGTGATCTACGGCAACGGCGCGGCCATGGGCTTTGCGCCGGATCAGGTCGACCGCATGTCGTTCTGGCAGTTCCGCGCTTGCATCGACGGCTTCAACAAAGCCAACGGGGCGGAGGAGGCAATTCCGCCGCCGACCGATGCCGAGTTTGATGCTCTCTTGGAAGGTACGCTGAATGGCGAATGATCTCATTGCCGTGCTCGGCGCGCGTCTCGACCAGTTCTCGGCCGATCTCGATCAGGCCGGCAACATGGCCGATGACGCGATCTCGCGCATCGAGTCGGCGTTTGCCAGTCTTAATCCCGGCTTTGGCGGGCTCACCGGGCTTGGCACGGTGCTGGGCGGCGCCGCGGCCGCCGCGGGCGCGCTATTCGCGGCGCTGACCACCGTGAACTCTGAGGTCGCGGCGATCGGCAAGAATGCGGAATATGTCGGCCTGACGGTCGAGGACTTCCAACGCAAGCTGTTCGGGGCGGGGCAGGGAGGTGTGTCGAGCGAGCAGGCGACCAAGGATCTGCGCAACCTCGCTGGCCTGCTTGCGGACGCCAGGGACAACGAGAATTCGCTGACCAAGCTGCTCGACGCCAACAACGTCAAGTACCGCGAGCGAAACGGGCAGGTGATCGGCGTCAACCAGGCGCTCAAGGTTGCGGAGGAGCTGCTCGGCCGCTTCCAGTCGCTGCCGGAAAAGACCAAGGCGGCCGAGATGCTCGGCCTCTCCGAGGGATGGGTGCGGGCGCTGACGTCCGTCGCTGGCGGGTTTGATGCGATCGCCAACAAGGCCGACGCCGCCGGCGCCGTGATCGACGGCGCGACCGTCGCCAAGGCCCAGCTGTTCGAGCGGGCCTGGCAGCAGTCCACGGATGCGTGGGGGCGCCAGTTCAAGGCTGTTGCCGGCGATATTGCTGTGGCCCTTGGAAGCCTGGTCGACCAGGCCGGCGACCTTCTCAGCAAGGCGCTAGCAGCCAGTAACGTCCAGCCCGGCAGCGGCCAGGACAAGTTCAATGCGCTGGCGGACGCGGCCGATCTGGTCCGCAAGGACATTCAAGGCTTGCCGCAGGATCTCGAGCAGATCGACCGTGTGCTCGAGCGGCTGCGCAATAACTCCGGCGTCGACCCGGCGCTCATTGAGGGCCTTGAGGATCTGCGCGCCAAAGCCAAGGCGACGGCCGACGAAATGCGCGGGTTGCAGGTTCTCGCGGCCAAGATGCAGTTCCCGGATGGCGTGCCGTTGCCGGCTGCACGGCCGGCCGGCGCCAACGAGCCGGGCCCGAATGCTGCGAGACTGCCGACCCGCAGGAGAGAGACTGGTGATGCGCGCGATCAGTTCGACGCTGCGGTCGATAGCATCACGAAGCGGACGGCGACGCTGAAGGCTGACACGGCTGCCATGTTCGAGAGCAACGCGGTCCAGGCGCAGTTGCGTGCCGAGTTCCAGGAGCTGACCGCGATCATGCGCGCCAATGGGGAGGTGACGCAGGAGCAGATCGACAACTACGAGCAGTTGCGCAAGACGATGTCCGCGCAGCAGGCGCTGGAGGCGGCCGGCATCACACTCACTGCCGACCATGCGCAAAAGTTCATCGAGTCATCGGAGGCGATCAAGCAGGCGACACTCGGCTATGATCAAGCGCGGGAGGCCTTGGTTCGGGTCAATAGCGCCAGCGCGCTGCTCGGTCAGTCGCTCTCGACCGCGTTCGCGGATGCGATCGTGGAGGGCGGGAACCTCAATGAGGTGGTGTCGAATCTCGGCAAGACGCTGGCAAAGGCGGGCATCAACTCCTTGTTTCAATCGTTCTTCAGTGCACCGGCCTCGGGTGGATTCGCGCCGTTTGCGAGCCTGCTGAAGGGCTTCATTCCCGGTTTCGCGGAGGGCACCGACAGTGCGCCAGGCGGCCTTGCCTGGGTCGGCGAAAACGGCAAGGAGCTTGTGAATCTGCCGCGCGGCTCGCAGGTCATTCCCAACGATGCCGTGCGCCAGGCCACCTCCGGCAGCACCATCCAAAACACCTTCATGGTGGCGGGCGACGTCGCGCCCGGCACCATCGACAAGCTGCAGGCCGCCGTCGTCGCGGCACACCGGAAGGTCGATAAGATCTCCAAGGTGATGGTCTCGACGCAGCGCATGCAGGCAACCGGGGTCGGCTGATGGTGCGAGAATTTCCCCGCCTTCTACTCCGCGAGAAGCAGCATAGCTGGAATCTGGCCGGCGTTGCCGCCGCGCCCGGCAGCACCGCGGACAATACCTCGGTCCTGACCCGCAGCGACGGCGGCGGCTATTGGACCTGTGCGGTGTCGGACGTGCAGCTCTCCGGCGGCCGGGCTGGGGCAATCGATAGGCAGCGGCAAAAGAATGCGACGCTGCTGTGGCGTGCCATCCGCCAGATCAGCAACGGCGGCGCTACGCCTCTGATCGTGCCCCGGAACGATGCGTTGTTCGTGCCGTGGCCGAACGGTGTCTCGCGCGGAAGCGGTCTCAACGTATCGCATGAGGACGAGACCCTGTTTGGTGATGGGTCCGGATATTACCAGGCCGTTATCGACATCACCGCAGCTGAGGATGCGGATCTCCGCGCGATCTCGATGGTCCTTGACATCAATGTCGCCGGCGAGCTCGTCGGCGGCGAGGCGTTCTCGATCCAGCATCCGACGATGGACTGGCGCATGTATGAGATCGCGACGGTGGACATGGTTTCCGACACCGAAGCCAACGTCACCTTCAATCCGCCGCTGCGCGAGGCCGTGCCCGCCGGCACGTCGATCGAGTTCGATCGGCCGCGCTGCAAGATGCGGCTGGCGACACCGTCGTCGATGGATCTGAAGGTGGCGCCATGGACCTTCAACAACGCCAGCGTCAATTTCGTCGAGTCGAAATGAGATGATCTTCAACGACGACGAAATCGCGGCGCTGAAGGGCGATGTTCAGAACATTGCGGCGTTCTTCCGGCTCGACACCGATCCGGTCATCCGCCTCTGGCTCGGCTTCGGCAATATCGTCGCGAGCGCGAATGTGCTCGATCCGGATGGCGCGACATATGTTGGTTTCGGCGAAATCAAGGACCTGCCCGAATTTTCGCAGATGATCAACGGCGCGGCTGAGCGCGTCGACTTCACCTTGAGCGGAGTTTCCGGCGAGGTGATGCAGATCGCGGCCAACAATGATGCCGACAGCATCAAGGGCAAGCGCGTGTCTGTCGGGGTTGGCATCTTTGGAGCCGACTGGCAATTGCTCGGCGCGCCGCACTGGCTGGCAAACTACCGCGCTGATTTCCTGTCGATCGACCAGCCGCCGGTCACCGATCCGGCATCGCCGATCGTGCGCACCATCACGCTGTCGTGCGGAACGTTGCTGACGTCGCGGCGCCGGCCGAGCTTTTCGTACTTCTCCGACCAGGATCAACAGGCGCGTTTTCCGGGCGATACCTTCTGCAATCTCGCTCCCCGATACGCCACCAACTTCAATAAAAAATGGCCGAAATTTCCGCCGCCTTAAAACAATATCTGTCGTCCATGTCCGATCGTCGCTGGGCTCCCGGTGCGATGGACTGCGGCGTGTTCATGGCCGATTGGGTACGCATGGTCTGCGGCCGTGACCCGATTGCAGACGTGCGCGGCACCTATGACACCGAGCGGCAGTTCCTGCGCATCCTGCGCCGGGAAGGCGGGTTTGAGCGCTCCTGCGCCGCCCGCCTGGCCGCCGCCGGCTATGTTGCAACCGAGACACCGGCGGCTGGAGATCTGGCCATTGTGCTGGCGCCGTACGCAGTCCGCAGGGCCAAGCTGCAGCGGCGGCCGACCGGCGCCATTTGTATCAACGAACGGCTGCGCGCCGTAATGACGTCGGATCTCGGTGTCGTCATTGCCGGCAACGCCGCGTTGCCGCTGCTCGGGGCCTTCACCCATGGCTGAGAGCATAGGGCTTCTGATCCTGTCGGCGGCCGGAGCCACGGGATCCGTCACCGGCATCGGGACGGCGAGCGCACTTGTCGTTGCGGACGTGGCGATCAGCGTCTCGACGGCCGCAACCGTCGTTGGCACTGCAGCCATCGTCGGGGCTTCGGTCGGTCTCCAATATGCGCTGCGGGGAAATCCTCAATTGCCGAAGCCGCAGGACGGCTCCCAGGCACTGCGTCAGGCCATCCCGCCACGTTTGCGCGGCTATGGGATCAACCGGCTCGCGGGCTATTACATGATGTTCGATTCTGACGGTGGAACGCCGGCAGTTTCTTATGACGTGATCGCGTTTCATTCCGGCAGGGTGGATTCGCTCCTGGAGTTGTATCTCAGCGACGATCTTGTCACGACGGAGCCGTCCGTGCTGAACGGCGGTGCGGGGACCTGCAACCCGCAGGATGGCGCCTACGGGGTCATCACGCTACAAACCAGGTTGGGTGAGGTGTCGCCGGCGCCGCTCGATGGCATGATCTCGCCGTGGGACAGTTCGCATCTCGGCAGGGGCATTGCCCACGCCACCATGATCTGCCCCGGCGCCGGCAATCCAGAGGCGCACACCAATTTTTATCCGCGCGGACGTCCCGAGCTCTCGGTGGTCGCGCTGTGCTCGCCGATCTGGGACCCGCGCGATGGCGTACAAAGCATCAGCAATGAGGCAACGTGGGTTGCAAAGTGCAACCCGGTGCTCGAGCTGCTGGACTATATTGTTCGGGCCGATGGCGGCCTCGGTCAGGATATCGACATTGCCCTGCCGCCGGTGACGCTGGCGCAATGGATGGCAGAGGCGGATCTCTGCGACGAGTTGGTTGCAAAGGAAGGTGGAGGGACGGAGCCGCGCTACGCCGCGCACGGCTGGTATCGATATGACGGCTCGCCCGAGGACATCATCAATTCGATGCTGGCTGCCTGCGATGGCTGGCTGTCGGAAGCCGGCGACGGATCATTGTCGCTGGTGGTCGGTGTCTATCGCGAGCCAACCGAGCCGGCGCTCACGCAATCCGACATCGTCGGTATCAGCCTGACCTGCGGCCAACCGGACGAGCAGATCATCAATGTGCTCAATGTCAGCTATACCGATCCATCCCAGAAATATGTCGAGGCCCCACTTGGCGACGTCAGGGATGATACGTCGATCGCCGAGATCGGGGTGGCGCGGCCGAGGCCGTTGTCATTGACCTGGGTGCAATCGCCGACGCAGGCGACACGTCTCGCCGAGCGAGCCGTGTCACGGCTCAATCCGCGACGGTCGGGCACGCTCGTCACCAAGCTGATCGGCCTGCGCTATCTCGGCAAGCGCTGGGTCAGGTTGCAGTACCCGTTCCTCGCGGACCTCGAGGATTGTGTGATCGAAATTCAGCCGTCGCCGAAGATCGACCTGCTGGCCGGACGTGTGACGTTCACGTGGAATCTGGTCGAGCCGGCCGCGCTGCTCGCTCTGCAATGACACCAGAGGATCGATAGATGACCACTCCAACGTCCGCCGAAGTCTGGCGCAAATACAACACGGATGGCGTGCCCGCCAGCGGTCCGCATCAGCCCGACAAGACGCAGATTATCGCGTGGGCCGGTTCGCTCGAAAGCGAGATTCAGACGGCGATCGATGCCGCATCAGCTGCGGCGGCGAGCGCAAGTCTGCTTTCGATCTATTTGCATCGTAACTTCAGATAAGGGGACTTTCGTCACATGGGAGCGACTCCAGTCTTTGCCTCCACACCGCGCTGTGCAATCGGCCAGGTCTCCGCTGCGAATACCAATCGCGACGGGACCGGAGCGATACAACCGATCTTTACGGCCGGGGCCAACGGCTCCAGAATCGACATGATCGTGATCAAGGCGATCGTGACGACCACGGCTGGCATGGTTCGGCTCTACATCTATGACGGTACCAACACGCGCCTTTGGCGCGAGGTGCCTGTGTCCGCGATCACGCCATCGGCCTCTGTCGCCGCCTTCGCGTCCTATCTCAATCTGGCGCTGGAGCCGCTCATCCTTCCGAGCGGTTACTCGCTGCGCGCGTCGACGCACAATGCTGAGACCTTCAACATCGTGGCCACGGGTGGAGACAGCTAATGAATATCGGCGTTCTGCCATTCGTCGCTTCGCCGCCGATCATCCGCAGTCGGTTCGATCCGATCTTTGCCAATCGTGATTTCGGCATTCGCGGGCTCGGGCACGAGCCGGAGAACGACCAGTTTCAGCGGTTCCTGGATGAGGGCGCCAACCGTCAGGCGATCATCGAATCCACGCTGATGAACATCGTCTACACCGGCCAGCTCTATGTTCGCGACAATTGCAAGCTGATCGGCAACGGCGCGACGCTGACGGCGCATCCGGCCTCGAATATCGGTACGACGGGCTTGCACGTCACCGATGCGACATGGGCCGGCATCGGGCCGACCGGCGTGTTGATCCAGGACTTGATCATCAATGGCAATGCGACAGCCCGACGTGCGTCCGGTGCGTTGTCTGGTGTTGGGCAGGCGGCGACGGTCTATTGCGTTGGCACCAAGGACCTGGTGCTGCGGAGGGTCCAAAGCATCAACGCGGCTGGCGACGGAATCTATATCGGCGGGAATTCGAGCACGGGGCGGCTGTCGCAACGCTTCTCGGTTGAAGATTGTTACGTCGAGGCGCCCGGCCGGAATTGTTATAGCGTCGTGGGAACTTACGTCGGTGGTTACAGAAACTGTGTCGCCTTCAACGCGAGCTATGGCGTTGCCAACGGCAATATCAGCTACGGTTGGGATTTTGAACCCGATGGCCCAAGTACGTTGAATAGTGGCGTTGACTGCGTGTCCTGCAAGTCAATGTACAACCAGGTCGGGTTTGGCGAGAACCTGTCGCTCGGCGTCAGTACGCATTGCAACTGGATCAGCTGCTACACGGAAGGGAACAGCATCGGGTTCTACGCATCCGGCGCCGGCTTCGGTTGCCGCGTGATTGGCGGTCGCGTCAATGGAAACACCACCAACTATTCAACGATTGCTGAAAAGATATCGGGCTTCCCATAGCACGATGCCGAACACGCGTCCTAGGGAGGCACTATCGAATGGATGGCGCTTACGTAGGATTTCGTGTTTTTCGGAGTGCAGCCGCGATGGAGGTGATAAGGTGTGTCAAAGAAACATGCATCCGGAAATAGGTGATCCTGGGGCGAAGAGACAACCGGTATGCCTTGCATGCTGGCCCACTGAGTGACGAGCACGCGCCAGACTTCCAGATCTGATGCGTTCGAGACGCTCTCTGAGGGCTGAACCGGAAAAGTGACAGCAACGATAGCGCCGTTCGACTTCATCGTTGCGATAGCTGCTTCCACTCGAGGCTGATCAATTCGCTTTAGATTGCCTGCAACATTAAAGCGCCAGCCACCACGCCATGTCGACAACGGCTCTTCATTGCCGCGACGATCGCCTTCCGACGTCAGAGCAACACTCAAGTCGAGGCCATCCTGTGCGGCCGAGTGAAAGATCCTGCGGGGCAGCAGGCGCACAAGCCGGTCAAGCTTCTTTGGGCACCCAGTAAAAGCCCTAAACCATAGCCATGACCATTGGGGTCCCGTGAACTCATCGAATAAGAGATAGCAGGCCTCGGTGACGCCAATGGAATTGGGCTGCAGATAGTGTTCGTACTCGAGGGGCAAAAGCACGAGATCGCCATGACGAACCTCGCTCGCGACCCGCTCCATCATCAACGCTGTTAGTCCAAAGTGGACTGCTGCGTTGAACACTGGCCGCCGGAGTTCGACTGACATAGTCGCCGAATCGATACTGAACCAAGCGTTTGATCCGGATATGATGATCACGCGACCGGGCTCCGCCTGCCGGATCGAGTGCAATTTGTGGTTTATGACCTTTCTCTCAAATTCGAATGCGTTCACGCGTGAAAACGCAACTTGGGTAAGCGGAAGGCCGGGCCAGAAGAGGCATACGCCCATTAAGAAGGAGGCAAGCCAGAACGCATTAGAACGCGAAATAGATGAAAGCATCTTGGTGACCTGCGTTCGATAGCATTTTCAGAGTAGCCGCGCTCGCAAGCGTTCCTAGAAGCACTGCGAGCCAATTCGATCGATGATATCTCAATGCCACTGCCCGCGACTGAGGGGCGAGCCAGACGATTGCCGCGGCGATCCAGAGAGTCACAACCGCTGCATCAATCATTTGCGACTCCGGGAAGAGCCAGAACATGCGCCTCAGCACCTCGCCAGCCACCACGAGGTTGGGGGCGCGAAAGAAGACCCAGGCGATTGTCACGGCCACGAAGGTAACGGCGCTAGACAAGACCATTGGTAAGCGAACTGGTGAGACCTGCGACCAGAGCCGATGTATGACTAGATAGAGACCATGAAGGCCACCCCAGATAACGAACGTCCAGTTGGCGCCATGCCAAAGTCCGCCGAGCAGCATGACAGTCATCAGGTTCACGAGGGTGCGAGCTAAACCTCGGCGATTGCCGCCGAGCGGTTTGTACAGGTAATCCCTGAGGAAGCGCGAAAGCGTGATATGCCATCGCCTCCAAAAGTCAGATATGTCAACGGCGCGATAGGGAGAGTCGAAGTTTCGCGGGAATCGCAAGCCTATCATGAGGGCCATGCCGATCGCCATGTCGGTGTATCCGCTAAAATCGAAATAGATCTGGAAGCCAAAACCCAATGCGGCTTGCCACGCCTGGACGGTGCTTAATCGTGACGAGTTTGCGAACGCTGCATCGACGCCAGGCGCAAGCTCATCCGCGATCAGGATTTTCTTTGCCAGCCCAAGCACCAATAGAATGACACCGATCCGAAAAGGCCGCGATCGAACAAGAACGGGTATTTTCCGCCCGAGCTGGAACGCCACCTCGCTATATCGAACAATCGGCCCCGCGATGAGCTGAGGGAACAGCAAAACATACGTCGCATATGTCAGCAGATCGGGACGGGTCGCGCGCTTCCGCGATACGTCAACGAGGAATGAGATCTGGTGGAAAGTATAGAACGATATGGCTAGCGGAAACGTCAGCGCCCAAGAGGGCACGTCAACATCAGATCCGAAGACTTGCCGCATGGCAAAGGCGGTGTACTTGAACAGGAGAAGAACACAAAGGTTGATGAACACTCCAAGAGCAAGGGCATGCCTGCTTGACCTTGTGATTGCTCCTGCGGCACTCCAGTTGAAAGCGATCATCCCGCAAAGCAGGAGTAGATGCCATAGCGAGTACATCGCATAGAAAATTGCGGACGCGATGCAGACGACAGATAGCGAAATCAAACGCGATCCGAGCCGAGCGCTCAATGCGACCGCAATAAGAGTCGCGGGCAGGAAAATGCCCAGAAATTCAAAACTATTGAAGAGCATATCCTAGTCCCGCCCCGGCGTTTCCACGGGGCATTCGCAACGGCGCTCTAAATACGTCGACCGCGGTCCGTTGGCGGGATTACGCGCACCAGCCCGACTGGATTCGGCGATCATTGGAATTCCCTATTGGCCAGCCTGCCGCTTAGTTCGGGGCAAGCGGCATCCGCTCCCATTCTAGTTGAATCAACCACAGACTACCAAGGAGTTTGTGCACATGCTCGACCTGCATGGTATTTCGCGCGCCGCGTTCGATCTCGTCATCGCTCAGGAAGTAACGAGCCCGGCGGTCTACGAGAAAAAATATCGCTGCCGGCTGGAATGTCCCGGCGAGCAGAGCGGCCCCACCGGTGGCATTGGATATGATTTCGGCACCCAGAGCCGCGCCCAGATCCAGGCCGATTGGGGCACAAGGGTCGATGGCGGCATGCTGCGCGTGCTGTGTGGAGCTTCCGGCAAGCGCGGCGCTGCGGCGGCGAGCTACTGCCGGGCGACCCGCGGCCAGGTCGATATTCCCTGGGATGTCGCGCTCGATGTGTTCGCGAACCACGACCTGCCGCGCTATTTGGCCATCCTCGAGCGCTACTGCCCGGGCGCCTCGCGCCTCGGGCCGGACTGCAAGGGCGTGCTGTTCTCGATCGCCTATAACCGCGACGCCGCCGGATTTGCCAAGCCCGGCCCGCGCTATGCCGAGATGCGCGAGATCCGGGCCTGCGTCGCTTCAGGGGACCTCGCCCGCATTCCTGGTCTGATCCGCTCGATGCAGCGACTCTGGCCGAAAACATCCGGCCTCTACGGTCGCCGCGAGACCGAGGCGCGCTTGTTCGAGAAGGGCCTCGCCGAGCACCATCCGGAGGCGCACGCGGAGCTGCCGCACGTGCCGCCGGCGCCGGAACCTGATGTCGTGGTCCATGTGCAGACGCGGCTGCGCGAGCTGGGTTATTTCGATGCCGGCGCGATCGACGGCCAGCTGGTGCCGAAGGGGCGGACCGAGGCGGCGATCCTGGCGTTCCGCCATGAGCATGATCTGCCGCTCGAGCCCGGCATCGACGACGAGCTGCTCGCCGCGCTTGCGCGGGCCGAGCCGCGCCAGGTCTCGGAGTTGCGCAAGTCTGCAGCCGCCTCGGATCTCCGCGAGCAGGGCTCGGAGACCATCGCCATCACCGACCAGGCCAAGGGGTGGGCCGGCAAGCTGTTCGGCTCCGGCGGCACCTTGAGCATCGCCGGCGTGCTGGCGTGGATCACCGACAAGGCGACGGCCGTCTCGGGCGCCAAGGAGGCGGTCGGCGGCCTCGGCATTCCGCCGCAGGCACTCGTCTGGCTGCTCGCGACCGTCGTGGTACTGGCCATCTTCGCTGGCCTTGGCGTGCTGATCTGGGTGGTCGCGCACAAAATCGAGCAGAAGCGCGTCGCCGACTACCGCGTGGGGAAAAACACATGAGCGCGGTCATCGCAGGCCTCGTGCAGCTCGCCGGCGTGGCCGGCGTGCGGCTGTCGCCGTTCTGGGCCGGCGCGGCGCTCGCCGGCGTGCTGGCGCTCCTCATCGGCAGCGGTGCGACCGCCGCAGGCGTCCATCTCTACAACGCCGGCTATGCAGCCGCGGACAGTGCCTGGCGCGAGAAGGCGCTCGAGGCGCAGCTCGCGGCCGCGCGCAAGGATCTTCAGGAAGCGAACCGGGCGGCGGCCGATGCGGTGCTGCGCGCGCGCGCGATCGAGCAACAGGCAGAGCAGGAAAGGGCGGGGACCGATGCCTATGTCGACGAGCTTACAAGACAGAATGCGGCGCTCGCCGCAGCGGGCAAGCCGAACGCTTGCGGCCTTACTTGCACTGACCTGCGCGGGATGCGCATCAAATCCGCTGCCTGCGCCGCTGAAACGGGATCTGCCGGCGGCCCCAGTGCAGATCTTCGCCCCCGTCTTCGATCCGTCCGCAAAACCGAATGACGATGCGCGAGAGCGCCTGGCGCGTACGCGCGATGCGCTGAAGGAAGCGAACGGGCGGCTCGAGGCCGGGCGCGCCTGGTACGACGGCGTTCGCCAATCCTACGGCTCCGAACAATAGTGTATCGCTGCAGAAGGGAACGGGCAGGGGAATGGCCGAGCAAGAGAAGACGGCGAGTGAAAAGCTCGTCAGCAATGTGGCGCTCACGTTGTGGGCGCGTGGGGCAATGATTGTTGCGACCAGTTTGATTTTGCCAATCGCGCTGATGATCGGTAGCCGCGCCGTCTCCAACATTGACAAGCTTGGCGAAAAGCTTGACGCGATGAAAGAGCAGGCGATGGAACAATCGGGAGAGCTCAAGTCGTTGCGTCAGCTAGCGAATACCCAGCAGCAACTCCTCGCCGA